GACCGATGCCTATGACAAAATCAAGGCATCTACCGATAACATCAATGAGATAGCCAACAGATTGATAAAGGAGGCACACTGATGGCACGAATTGTATTAGACGAGCGTCCTTGTGATTGTAACGAATGCCCACTATCAATTTTGACGGATTGTAATTGTCTTCCATACAAGCATTATCTACAATATCAGTCGTGGCGTCCGCAAAAAGAATTCTATTGCGACTTCATTATCACATTAGACGAACTCAAAGAAATAAAAAGGGTTAGAGGAGGTTGATCCTGATGGACGCAGTTGAATATGTAAAAGCTCTACACAGACTGTGTAGCAGCAAAGATGATTGTTTTGGATGCCCATTGCAAAACAAAGAAGATTGCTGCTGTATCACAGATACAAGCACGGAAAAAGCTGTGCAGATTGTCGAGCAATGGGCAAAAGACAACCCCATCAAGACCCGCCAGAGCGAGTTCTTGAAGAAGTTCCCGAATGCGGATATGCAGAAAATTTCCGTTTTATTTCCATGTGCAATGGATCAAACTATAAGACCAACACGATGTGTTAAGTATGAAAGTTTTAGTAGCCCAAAAAAATGCGTTGAATGCCGCAAGGACTACTGGGACGAGGAGGTTGACAACTAATGGACGCAGTTGAATTTTATAGGACATTTAAACGTATGTGCGAAAAAACTGATTGTAAAGATTGTCTACTTGACCAGAAGTGTCGCCCAAGCGCAAATGTCGAGCCTGAAGAAGTGGTAGAGCTAGTCGAGGAATGGGCGAAAGCGCATCCCACTAAGACTCGCCAGAGCGAGTTTTTGAAGATGTTTCCAGATGCAAGAATTGAGGACGATGTCATCTGGTTGTGTCCTAAATACATCGGTTATGATTACGGACCGGAAGAAAATTGCTATAAAACCAGTTGCAGTGATTGCAAACGCAAATTCTGGCTTGCAGAGGTGACCGACAATGACTAACATCACAACCATGCGCCCAGGCGAACATTTTATGTTCAAAACCTTTGAGTGGGTCTGCCTTGACCCGAACCACCCCGACGGCGGCCTGTTGGCAATTATGGCAAAGCCGTGGGCAAAAGATGTAGTGTTCTGCCCAAGTGATAAATTTGCCGATGAGATTGGCAACCGGAATGACTACCGCACCAGTAATGTGCGTGGGATTTTATCTGATTTGGCGAACGCTGTTTTTGAGAAACAAAGTCTGTTGTCGCATACAGTTGACCTTGTAGCCGACAACGGCGACAGAGCTTATGGCACTGTTCAAGACTTCGTTTTTATCCTCACCTGCAATGAGTACCGCAAGTACCGCGAGTTCATCCCACACTACGATGACTGGATTTGGACTGCTACGCCGTGGTGGTGCGGTTACAATAATTCTGACACGGGCTACGCGAGCTGTGTTCGCGTCGTGAACACTGCGGGGAATTTTAACAGCTGCAGTACGTACTACGGTAATTCTGTCGCCCCGGCTTGTGTTCTCAATCCCGCATCCCTCAATCTGCGCCAGAGTATGGCGTTTGTAGAGGAGGTAGCAGAATGAAGAAAAAGTTATTTGCGCTGGCTGTTGCTTTTGTCTTGATGATTCTGCTATGCGCCTGCAAAGAAAATCCGGTGGTTGAAGAGAAAACCGTATCGGCAAAGCAGGAAATCTTGTACGCCTATATAACAACACAAATGGAAACGAATGGATACGGGGGTGTTATCGGACACAAAAACTATATTTGCTACGGCGTATTAAACGGAAATAACATTGAAGACAAAGAAGACATCATAGACTTCGTTACAATACGAAAATCAGAAGAAAACCACAGCTATATTGAGTATTACTATGACCGCAAGATTTATGAAGATGGTACAAACTATGATGTATACGCCGGAGCGGCCTTGTACTTAACTAATGATATGCTTAAAAACCTTAGAACGAGCAACTAGAAGGGTGTAAGAATGACTAACAAAGCCTATGAACGTGCCTTTAACATCGCCATAAAATACGGCTTTTGCGGCGATTGCAGATGGGGTCTGGATAGGAGCCACTGCCACGAATGCGACTGCTATGAGAACGCCGTCAAGGTAATCAGGGATGCGTTAGAAAAGCTGGACGCTATCGAAGCGTCTAAAGAAACCGTTTGACACGATGCACAGAATGACCCGCCTAAAGAAAACGGAGAATATCTGTGTTTCTACGAATACTTCCGTTATGGTAACTACAACTGCATGTACCGCACGATGGATCGTGGATATTTTTTCAATGGTCAATGGGGCGGTGAGCCTACGCACGGAACTAACGCAAAAGTCCTCGCATGGACAGAACTACCGCTCTACAAACCCCCGGAGGTGAAGCCATGAATACAAATTGCGTAACATATCGAGACAGTGCAGCGGAACGAGAACTTCAGATTCTTCGTTCAATTCTGTCTGAAATCGACAAGAAGAAAGAGTCAGTCGTCGAAAACGCTGTTGAACAGGCATTAACTAAAGAAAACAGCGAAACTAATGTCCTAGATGATGTGAATTGGAAAATAGAAAAAACATCCCAGCTTGCAAACGATGCAATGACCAGATTTCATCAAAAGCACCCAGAATTTTATGCCGTACAGGAATGTCCGTATTGCGGAAGGATGTGTCTTTACAATGTGGTGCTGGGTGTTTTGGACGATCCGACACGGGTAAAGTACAAATGTGAGGCTTGCAATAGAGAATTTGAAAGAGAAACCGGATACTGGATAAGGTATTAAAGGAAAAATCAATGATTATCTCGATTTCTGCGCCAGAGTAGGGAAGGAGCCAGAAAAACCAAATGTATTATGAAGAGAAAAGATGCCCATTAAAAGCAGCGGTCAAAGCATCAACAGACTACGAATGTGATAAAAGGTGCGCTTGGTACGATAAGAGCAACTGCAAGTGCGCAATTCTAATGTTGGCACAAGCAACGCAATATATCTCTAATAAGTAAACAAACAAGGAGATTATTATGAGCTTTAATGATTCCATTGGCACCCGTATGAAAGAGTATTACGAGGCAGTTCCTAAAACAAAGTTAATGCGCCGAACGCCGGTTGCACTGAGAATTGATGGAAAAAGCTTCCACACCTTTACTCGTGGCTTTCAGAAGCCTTTTGACATGATCCTGATGAAATCTATGCAGGAAACCATGATGTACCTGTGTAAGAATATCCAAGGCTGCGTGTTTGGCTATACACAGTCCGATGAAATCACGCTGATCCTGATTGACTACCAGACACTTACCACGGATGCTTGGTTCGATTACGAAGTTCAGAAGCTATGTAGTGTGTCCGCCAGTATGGCAACGATGGCGTTCAATAAATTCTTCAGAATGTCTATCTGGGACGAAGATTCTGCATGGAAAAGTAGTCTTACACCACAATCTATGGATGTACAAATTGCTCATAACGAGTATGTTGCAAAGATGACGACTGCCGCCAATAAAGGTGCTATGTTCGATGCCCGTTGCTTCAACATTCCTAAAGAAGAAGTTTGTAACCTTATCTACTGGCGTCAGCTTGATGCGACACGCAATTCCATCCAGATGGTGGGGCAAGCATATTTCTCACACAAGCAGCTGGAGGGGAAGAAATGCAACGACATTCAGGACATGCTTATAGAGCAATTTGACATCAACTGGAATAATTACCCTACCACATGCAAACGTGGTACAGCCTGTATCAACAAGGATGGGCAGTGGGTACTTGATACTGAAATGCCAATCTTGAAAGGTGAAAACCGGGATTATGTTAATCAGTACATTTTTGTTGGCGAATAACCAGCAGCGCCTAATGTCAACTATCATAAACAAACTGCGGCACTTTGTCGCTAAAGATAAACAGTAAGGAGAACTTTATGAACGATAGAATCGATATCCGACCATACTTTATGATGATTCCTACAGAGCGGCGGCTCCGCACATATGAATTTGCAAATTCCTTCATGGACATGGCGTCGGCGTTCCTGCCGGGGAGCAAACCAATCGCCGATGAAGCCTATGACAAGAATTGTCTTGCATGTGTTGATTTTTACGACTACCTTGCAACGGCCATAATCGGATCACTTGAGCTGACCGGTGAAGACGCCATTAACGCAGGGCTGCAATACGCCAGCTGTGCCCGCGTACATGAGGCGGTCGTTGCCTGCATGAAGAACCTGCGCAGCGAGATCGATGGATGGCTGGAGGCGTGTGAAGATGCGTGACCCTAAGAGAATCTGGCCGTTTTTGAGTAAACTGGCGGAGCTGTGGGAATTGAAACCGGACTACCGCTTCTGGCAGCTGCTGCAGAGCATCCCGCTGGACCGCGACCCGTTCTTTTTGGAAGAGGCTGAGACAGAAACTATCCTTGACAAAGAGATTGCCGAGATCAATGCCTGGCAGAAGGAACAGCAAGAAATATACAAACTGTAATAAGGAGAGATAACGATGACGCGGAAGAGATATATCAAACTATTGATGGCAAATGGTTGGAGCCGCAACAACGCTGAAAATACTGCCGGGCTTGGGATTGACGAATGCAAACCAAACAGGTCGAGTAAGACGTTTGATAAGCAGCGCTGGAAGAAAAATGTGTCGCATCGTGGTTGCTGGCCATATAGCACATATGTAAAAGCGTATGATAACATGATGCGTCTCCGAGAGCTGTACCCAAGTGACAAGCCCGGAGAGGGCGTTAGAGCCGATTTTTAAAGAGAGGATAATGATGACACGCAAGAGATATATCAAGTTGATGATGGCAGCTGGGTTGAGCCGGAACGAGGCGGAACATATAGTCAGTTTGGGGAAAAACGAACAAGGTCAAGTTTTGAGCGACCGCATGAAGAAGCACAAATTGGCCCACCGTGGATGCTGGCCTTGTGATACATATGATGAACTGTTGAATTTTTGGATGCCAATATGCTTAGACGTAATAGCACGCCCGTAGAGCCGCCTGCAGCCTTTTTGAGGAGATGTGATAACTATGTCAAATGATGAAATTATTCGCCGTATAGATGCACTGGAGGCGCTTGGAGAGGAGCCTATGGTGTGGTGTGAGGACGACCCAGCACAGGTACAGGAGCACAACGACTGGGAACACATGATTGATGCGATCAACGCTCTCCCATGCATGTCGTTCCAGCTGCACGAGCTTACAGAGACCGAGGTTTGTGGGTTACACGGGGACAATGTGATCGTGTCAGCACCGACTATTGATGGCCTGGACAAGCGTGTTGTGCCGTGCCTTGGATCGCACAAGGATATTGACGAGAAGAAATACATCGTGCTGGACGGCGAGGAGTACAGCCAGAGCCTGTTTGTGGACGGGACAATAACTTTGTGGCAGGTGCGATAAGAACGCCGCAGAGGGGCTGTATCAAGGGCTTAGAATATGCGTAGCAAGGAAGTGATAACATGACGATTCGAGAATTTTATGAGGCTGTGCCAGACGAGCACAAGGACGACATTATGTGCGTATATGACAAGAACCATGACACTGTTGAAGTCGCAGATATTTGGACAACACAGGTTCCAGGGGCACAGATCGGGCGCTTTAGAAGAGGTATGACAGATGTAGTTATTGTGTATTAAGGGCAAGTCAGCAATCCATGCCATGCGACGACGATGAAATGGACACACCCTTTTAATTTATCGTTGACACGAACTATAAAAAACAGTATTATGATAACACCAAGTTAAATGTGAGGTCATGCTTTATGCCAAACGACTACGGTTATTTCGGAAAAGGTAGCACAGGCTACGCCCATTACCAACAAACCTTTAATCGCTGCTTCGGCTCTAGTTCTGGTGGCGGTGGCGGACGTAAACCGTCAAATAACAATAACGGTTGCGGCAACAATGATGGCTGCCTTACGCTTATTGCAATCTTTCTAGTCGTTGGCGCTTTCATCTTAGCCGCTCTTTCAGCGCTTGGTTACATGTAAATATCCGTAAAAAATAGGGTATCACTCGACTTTGAGTGATACCCTATACTATTAAAATTTGGCTTATTCGCCAGTTGTATTACAATTTTGGAATTTCTTAAAAGCATTTATGAGGGCTACAAAGTTCACATAAGAAGTAAAGCCACGCTTAGAATCAGTAGGCGTTGTTTTACGCTTTTACAGCACTTCCACTTTCCACGTACTGTGCCACAGCATTATTTTTCTCAAGCTGTTCACGCATCCAGACAAGCGCCTCATCTACCCATCCGGAGAAAACTTCAAACTTCACATATACAGCGAGCCAAGGAAATTGCTTGACAGCAAGGTCATAGCACATCCGCAGTTTTACAGCCCCAGTGTTCGATTTCAGTTCCTTCTCACACTCGATAACAGCGTATTTCAGCCACTCTTTGACGTTCGCAATCTGCTTATCGGTGGGAAGATTCATGTATCGAATGACCACAGAAGTAACAAAAGCAATGCAGCATGCAAAAGCAATAACAAGAAACCAATTATCTGCCAGAATTTTAAAGCTGTCCATAATAATCCTCATTTCTCAACGGCGTTACGTAAAATTGTAACGCATTTTTTAATTGTATCAACGACATAAGCGGCTTGCTCAAATGTCATATCCGAATCGAAAGACAGGCGAATGGAGCACATGGCCTGCTCTTTGGTACACCCAATGGAGCGCAGAACATGACTAGGTTCAACCAAACCAGTAGCGCAAGCAGACCCGGCGGATGCGGATATGCCATATGTATCAAGCATTAAAAGCAGACTTTCTCCTTCGACATTATCAAATGTAAAATTCAAAATGCCCGGAACATGACTGGATAAAGCACCATTCAGATGCGCTCCGTCAATATCGCTCAACTCTTCGGCTATCCAGTTCCTAATCCTGATTGTTCTATTGTTATAAAGCACAATATGGGAATCACTAATGTCCAAAGCCACAGCCATACCAACAATGCCAGGCAGGTTTTCCGTGCCAGCACGGCATCCGCGTTCCTGCTTACCGCCGAAGATAAAGCTGTTTACATCAACACCATTTCTGATATAAAGCCCACCAACGCCTCTTGGGCCATGGAACTTGTGCGCACTAAACGACATCATATCCATGCCATAGGCGGTTACATCAACGTGAATATGTCCAACGGCCTGCGTTGCATCTACATGGAACAAAACACCGTGGGCACGGCAGACATCAGCGATCTGCGTAACAGGTTGAATCGTACCAAGCTCGTTATTCACGAACATAATACTTACAAGCCCAACCTTGCCTTTGTACTTATCCAGCAGATCCTCGATATCTCTAGGATCAATAAAGCCACTGCTGTCTGGGCGCACATATAACGGATTGATACCATCATACGCCAGCTCATCAACTGTGTTCAGCACAGAATGATGTTCAAACTCAGAGGTGATGATATAGCTCTTACCATGTTTTGCCTGTTCACGCATCACACTCTGAATTACCCAGTTATTCGATTCGCTCGCGCCTGAGGTGAAATAAATCTCACTGTCCCTTGTTCCAAGCAGCATGGCGATTTGGTGACGAGCCTTTCTGAGTGCGTCAGCAGCCTCGGAACCGACCCTGTGCTCGCTAGATGGATTTCCATAGATATCTTTCATGGTATTTGCTACAGCCACTACAACATCATCGTAAGGCCGTGTGGTGGCAGCACTATCACAATAGACATTCATTACTCTCCACCTCGCATATCGTCAGCAACATCAATAGGATTATATTTTAGCTCAGCCACTTTCTTCACTGTACTTCCAATTACCTCACTGGTTTTGAGCGCTCCAGTGGTTACGAGAAGTCCTAATAGTGTATCCAGTGTCTTTTCATATACCTCTGGACCAACAGATTCACCTACATAGTTGTATTCCCAGAATGTATAAACGATAATAGCGAACAAAAGCATATAAAGGAATGTCGTAACAAACTTTTGATAGCGGATCTTCCTCATCCGCTTTTTTAAACGGGTGAGGAAAGATTCCTTTTTTACATTCTCTTTTGTTTTCATCTACAAGCCCCCTTACGGCTTAATAAGTCTACCCTGCTTCAGCAGGTTCAACATCTGTGTATTTTGCGCAGGAGTACCACGATACCCAGCAATGTTATTAACTGCAGCAATCTTACTTCTATAGGCATAGCTGTTATTGACTCCCATCTGTTTCAGAGCGGGTGCAATAGAAGTGGCGTTACCCCTATAAGCAGGGAAATATTTGCTTGCAGTGCCATTAGGACGAAGCAATCTACCCCGCTTCAAAAGATTCACCATCTGCGTATTCTGGGCAGGCGTACCACGATAGTTTCTAATGTTATTCGCCGCTGCAATCTTCTCACGATAAGCGTATGAATTATCAACGCCAATCGCACTCAACGCCGCGTTGATGCTGCCAGAGGTGCCGGTATATACAGGAAAGTAATTGGCACCGGTGTTAGGTACAGGCGCAGGTGTTACCGTACCGCTGGGTTTTTCCTCTGAATTAGGCAATGTAATGGTCTTGCTAATTCGCACCCAAGTATAACCACCACCGTCAAGCACTGTGCATTCATGGCGCAGCCAGCAAATCTTGTGCATCATGAGCGGGTTATTGATCTCATACATACCACGCCGCTTCGCAATCTCATGCCAGCCTCTACCGTCCCAAGGGCCTTCACCAAATGTAATATGGCAATGCGCACCAACGCCCCCGGCGGTTCCTTCATATCCACAGATCTTACCCTGTGCGAACATCGCGCCTACTCTGATGCCATACTTCGCAAGCATATCGTCATTACAATGCGCAGTCATAAAAAACAACTCGCCGGGCGCATAAACCTTTTCATTCATGCACTTGACACGCTTCGTGTTCGTATAGAATGTAAAGTTGCATTTCGATGCAGCCGTGGAACCATTATAGATTCTCATAACCTTGCAGCTAAACGGAGCAAACACAGGCGAGCGCCCAGTGTTTTCACCGGCAATGTCGTATGCGGTTTGATATAAATGCGAGTATGTATCTGCAGGGACGCCATCCACAGCGAATCCAAGGCCCTGTGTGACGCGCAGAGTGGACATGGGGAACAGACAATACTCGTCAAATTCCTGCCTCACAGGACGCTCTGCAGGCTTGCTGGGAGCTACACTATTCACGCTTGGCTGACGATACAACCAGTTCTTATCAAGGCCATTGGAGCCATGCTTGCATCCATACTCGTCCGCATAACCCTCAGAGCTAAACTGCCAAGCACAGATATTATCCCGATGACTATCCATCCAGCGGCCATAAGTGCCTGAAGTAGGGAATGTCTCTGTTACAGTCTCAAACTTCTTCGGCGTGCCATACCACTTATAATAAGCGATCCACATAGGAATGCCGATCTTATCCACGTGTACCTGATTCATAGCCCAGTTTGCACCAGTATACAGGCAAGGAGATAAACCAGCGTCAGAAATCATCTTTGCAGCTTCAATAATCAGTGTAGTATTATCACCGATGCTAAGGCCCATGGTCTGGCCACCTTCAAGCTCCTGATCAATGCCAACCCAAGAATCTACACCATACTTCTTGGCAATAGAGATCCATGCGTTTACTTCATGCTGCATAACGGAACGCGCCTTGGCAAGGTTGCTTGAGCACACGCTCTTGTAATGCCATGTGCCAAAACCATAACCACCAAGACGCATCCCGGCGGATTTTACGGAAGGCATGTACGTTCCAGCCTTAACATCTTCATTCGCGCTATAAGCCAAACGGCAAATTACGGTAGTAACGCCAGCGTTCTTACACTTCACGGCATCGAATGCCGTTTGATGTTTTGAAATATCAATACACTTTTCCATTTGCATTTCCTCACAAAAATAGCGCCGTGCTTTACTACACGGCGCTAATCTATATCAATATGTAATAAGATCCTTGTAAAACTCAAGTTCCTCAAAAGCGGCGGTTTCTTGTGCTTTCAGTGATTCGTACTCGGATTTCGATATGTATTTGAGTGCGTCATCCTTCGGCAGGTTGATCCTCATAGGTAGGCAATCATGTAATGCCAAAAAGCGTTTATTGTGATATCTGCACGAAGCTAGTACACGCGCTTTATGCACATTGCATATATTCGTCACGCGCTTATTCACATCGCCAGTGGATTCATAATTCCATGCACTGCACCAACCACAACCACTCTGTACAGGGCAATCAACACACTCCTGTTTGGACTGCGACACAAGCGTGATGGAATCGAGGTAATCCCTTACTTTGATGGCATGTTCAGATTTGTAGATACCATTGAAGTCTCCAATCAAAAGATTTTTTGACTTCTCCTCGCCAATGGAAATAGGACAATAGCGTAAGCAAGGATAAGCTTTACCATCAGGCGCAAAAGTCAGCATAGCGCCAGTGCCGCCGCAATAGTTATTACCATCACCATCAGCCTCTCTATCAAACGGTTCGCCAAGTTTCCAGTCCAGCATAGTAATAAGGCGCGGATCTTCTGTCTCGATCATATAATCGGAAACGACCCTCAACTGCTCATACAAGTTTTTGCCATCCTCAATGGAATATACAGGCTCATACGCACAGTTGCAGGCAATAAAATCTACACCATTATTAAGCATGAATTTAACCGAATCTGCCAGATATTTAATACTGGACGGCACAAATGTCATCTTCGTACTGCGGTGCCCATACGGTGCAGAAGCCTTGAAGGCGGAATAGGCTTTATCAAAGCTGCCATGCCCGGCAATATCAAGTCGATGCGCATCGTGCAATTCCTTAACACCATCGATCGACACATTCAAACTGATAATATCTCCGTACCGCTTTAAAAGGTGCTGCACATCATCACTAAAGAAATTCTGGCCATTCGTGCAGATCGTACAACGTGCATACTGCACAAGAGAACAGTCTTCCTCGGCACATCGGATAAGGAAATACTCAATCGTATCCTCAATCAGCTTTGCTTCTAGCATGGGTTCTCCGCCGATAAAGTCGAGAATCAGCGTAAAGGTCTTTTTACTAATAAGCGCATCAGGGTCGTTGTCTTTCCACATCTGGATGATCATATCCACAATTTTTTTGCTGGTGTCCAGCGTCATTGCGTCCCCGTGTTTATTGTGCTCATAACAATAGTCACATCTCAGGTTGCACTGGTTCGTAACCTGAAATGTAACTTCTCTAACGATAGCGGTCTTTGCATTATAGCGTCCGGCTCTTTCGCCGTACAATCTCTCAATGAAGTTATTGTAAGCCGGATAAGCGTCTTTAATTCTACGGTCAAGCATAAGTGTAAGTGATCTCCTCCGCATCATAATCCACATTATATGTAGCCTTAGATCTGTCCTTAATCTCGTCAGCAGGGAAGTATTTGTTCATGATTTCAATAACAAGCATCTGCTTATGCGTGATAGCCTGTTCTAGCACCTTGTTATACTTAGCAATATACTTATCAAGAAGCTCTGGAGCATCGTACTTTTTGCAAATATCGGTATAAAGCTTAACCATGGCTTTCGCAGTAATAATATCGTATGCCACACGCTGCAGTGCAACCACCTCGTTTTTGTCCATTCTCTTAACAATCGTTTTCATTTCATTCCTCCATATTATTTCTTGCCATTAAAGCTAACGGAATTATAATAGTCCTCGTATTTATTCATACGATTGGCAATCTCGTAAGCGATGGCTCTGTTCTTCGGCAAATCGCAAAGGGCACCAAAAAGCAAGTCCTCATTGATCATGTAAATCGTGTAGAACATAGCGTAGTCTCTGTTCACATAATTTCCAAGCGCCTTCGCCAGTTTAAGCATCTTTTCTGTGAGTGGCGTGTTTTCAAGCGCCCGGTTCTCTGAAAGAACGAGCAGCCTATGGTATACAATGTAGTCACAAATCAGATCCACTTCGTCATCGGTATAATTCTGTTTCGTATACTCAGCCGCAAGCTTCACAATCGGTTTTGCATAATTAAAAATAGCGGTCTCATCAAATGTGAAACCGCTATTATTTGCAAGCGTACCGACCATCATCATGAATTTTTCCTGATCTTCATTGTTTCTATCTTCGATGGCAAAACTAATATCCATATACCGTTTTACCATTTTCTCATCAATCGGCATCAAATTTACAATACCAATCAGGACATTCGCCCTTAAAAGCGTTTCATTCATCTTTAAGCACCACACATTCCGGTTTACCAGTCCAAGAACAACCTACGACACAGGTGTTTTGACAGTTGGAAAGCTGACACGCAGAACCACAGCCAGATCCACAAGCTGAGGTGCAATCACCGCCACAACCTTTGCAACCGCCGTTACAACCGCCTTCGCAACCACCTTGGCAGTTGCCTCTGCAACCGCCACCGCAGTCATCCTGGCAAGCGCTTTCGCAGTTGCCGCCACAACCACCACTACAGCCATAACAGCCGCCAGTACATCCACCGGAACAACCTGTGCAAGTCTGGGAACAACCAGTTGTACAAAGCCCTGTGCAGCTTGACATACACCCGGTCGCCGCGCCTGGCGACATACCGTACCTCGAAAGCTCTGTAATTTGCGCCGCGATATAGTTCATATCTTTGCTTGTTACCTTGTCTCCGGCATTGCGACTTTCAAATTTACTGTTATTGATGGCAGAAAGTGGTCTGTAAAGCTCGTTATAATGCAAAATCTTGACAGATTTACCTTTCTGCGGCTGCGAAGAATAACCTCCGGCAAGGTTTGCAACAGAACCCATTTGATTCCTGCGCGAACATTCCTTGCTAACAAGTGACTTCAAACCAATAAAGTCATCCGCTGTCATAAATGAATCATAAGCCATACGATCACCTCACTTCAGCAAGACTCTGGCAAAACGAACGCCTTCGCCGTCTTCAACAGATACAACACGACCAATAACATTCATCTGGTTGCTGCAATCACCATTATAAGCAATGCCAACACCGGGAATATCGGACGGCACAATCATATCTCCGGCTTTCAGCTTACCCGTAACCTTTGTACGGACTCGACCAGCAAGACCTACAGGAATATAGTCTACAAGGTTTTTCTCGAAGTAATCTTTCTCGTTATCGTATGCCTTGCCACCGATAATTTCATAATACTCGTTAGAGTGGACACCAACAACAGCAGTATGCTTAGAGTCTGCCTTCACATATCGCTCCTCAGCACTCTCTGTGTCAAGGGCAATAATATCACCGGGTTCGGTGTCCTCACCGCGCTCAAACCATTCGGCATAGTCGTTATACACAGCGCCATACACCTTTGCGCCAGTAATATTACCAGTCGCGCTAACGGTATTCGCACTGATCGTACCATTGGAAGTGATGTTGGGGCAGACCAATGATGCCAGCTTAGAGGAACCGTCAGCCTTTGTATAATAACCGTTTGCACTACCATAATAAAGGTCACCGGTCATAGTGCCGCCGGACTTAGGCAGCAGGGAAGAAGTGTCGCCACCGCCAATAAAGTAAATGCCGCCACTTACGACAATAAAGCACATGTATTGGCCTCTAAACAGATTCTTTAGCGCGGCACCGCCCATATAAGCATTCACAGGCGTACCATTCAGCGCAAAGGTATCGCCATTAGAATAGCTCGCGGTAATCATAACCTTGGCATTATTGCCCTTACCGGTAAAGTTATGTACATGCTTTACGGAGTCATAAGTATGCTTATACTCGCCAATCATGATATTCTCCTCGAATACCTGATCGATAACATACTTCTCCAAATCGTCACGCCACATACGCTCGATTGCCATAAGCGCGTGGCTCATACGATTGATACGGTAAGCATTGATCTGCATGTTCCTTAAATTGCCACTGGTGTCGCTTTCCAAAAGATTTCGTGCAGCCTCATAGTTACCGGCTTTACAATATGCTCCATACTGATTTGCTAACGCAAGCGTTTCGGAAGTTACATCAACAACATCTTCCCAACTATCTACAGCAGCAGGGAAGTTTGTATATTGCAAATCAGCGTACTTGCCTTCTGAATTTAACTCAGCCATTTCTACGCTCCTTATTTGTTAATAATATACGGATAATACGGATAAAATTTTTGCATGTTGATGGTCATCGTGCCAGACCCTAAAGACATCGAAATATCTTTCACAATATATTCGGACGGCTCATGCTTTTCACCCGGCTTGCCGGAACGCATGGTATATCCGATTTTCTTATTTACATCAAGCCACGGTATCATAATCATATCAACAGATACCGCGTCGGTAAGTCTGCACGATTTCCAGTTCTCATACTCCGCCCGTTGCAGGGCAAGGTCATCCGTGGTGATGTTGTCATAATCTCCACCGGAACAGATATTGTTTCTGCGACCAATCTTTTCTATTGTAAAAGGGGACTGATACATCCCTGTTGTATCGGTAGGGTCCTTTGTGGACACAAACTCTAATACATCGCACGCTTCATCAATCTTTGCCTGCGCAAGCGCATCACCTGTGGGCGGATTATCAGTAAGGATAACCATTGCATGTACTTGTGCCTGTCCAAGGAACTGCATTCTCAAATTCTTCTTAGTATCCTTAAAACACTTAATCACATAGTATTTCCCTTTTTGCATGCGGTTTGCTTTGATAGGAATATCATTGCCTTCTTTATCAGTTCCCTCATAAATTGTATAAGGTCCAAATGTATTGCCCTTTTGCTTGATGGTAACAGTACAGCCTTCGCTGTGCGTATCAGGCACAACAAAGCTAAACTTTTTGTTGCTCTTTACTTCAAAATCAGTAATGGCGTCATCGTAAGTCAGCGTATAATTATTTCCACTGAATGTGACATTAGCGGAGTACCAATCAGAATCAATGCTGGCACCCCACACCTCTGTGCAATTACGAACCTCTGTTTCATCAATCGTCACATTCTCACTGATAACTAGCGGGTCTATAATTTCACTGCCAAGTACAACCTGATCATCTTTACAGCTCGGGATCTCTTTACAGACAAACATGTCATCATCAAAATACATCTCAAACGGATAATATAAATCACGAAGCTCCGTTAAAATCGACCACACAGTTGCGCCGGTGCTAAATTCAAGATCATAAGGAACCACACGCTCCCAATAATCGACCATATATTTGTTAATGCCCATCAGCTTCAATGTCTCGATGATAGACTGTCTGATGTTCCTCCCTTGCTTAATCTCTGTAGCAAGACCAGTAAGCTGGCCGGAAATCGTATCATTCAATTTCGCCACAAGATCGGAACAAGTCAAAGACAATGTATTTGTCGTGCTATCGTATTGAAAACCGTTTTGCGTAACAACATATAGACCAATCGAATACCACACCGGCTCTTTGGTGCGGATATTCTCAATACCTATGTAAATGTGCAGATATTTATTCAACCAGTCGTAGACATTATAGGATGCAATGTTACTTCTCCTTGTAACATGGATATTACAAGAAAAGGTTCGCCGGATGTCACTGCTCGCGCTCACGCTGTAATTCCCATCGATAGCAATACCTTCAATAGAGTCTATCGTCTTCATATCAAAATTAAGCAAGGCAATCTTTGTGTAAAGCCGTTTGCTTTTCTGATACAACAACTGTATATCATCCTGCGTAGGAGTATAACTCATTCACGTCAACTCCCTTCTACATTCGCGTCAGACAAACCACTATAGTACATGTCACCAGAACTTGTAACACTACCAATCTCTGTAAATGCAAACGAAATTGAAACCTGATCAGGGTGGTTCTGAACGCCCAATGTCGGGTCGCCCGTGACATCGATCAACCAAATACGGCCATCGAAATATTTCAAAACCTTCGGCTTACCATTCGTCAGGAAAGAGATAACCTTATCACGGTATGACACACCCGTCTCTGTCTTAAATACTTTCTTATCCCAATCGATCTCGACAAACAGACCCTGCGCAGAACCGCTATCGTAGCGTGCGTTGCCATTGTAGATGACATGCGGGTACTTCCCATCCAGCGTCTCCACGACCTGCGAAGGGTTGCGTCTTGTCGTAGGTTGAATACTGGTATCAGCGACGCTCTGATAAGATTCATCCTTATCGCACACGATCATGCCATCAAAACTGCTATAAACCGAGCCAATGGTATATTCCATCTCAATGTTATTCACAACAGGTACAACAGCATATTCGTACTCCGTTTTGGCTTTTGCGTATCTATCAATATAGGTAAAGGTAAAGTCTTTGACGCTCTCAACCTTGACCTCTTTGATAGTAAGCCATGACGAATCCTCACCCTTCTCTCGCCGCTTTACGCGAATTACACTTACCGTATCAGCGCGGTACTGCAAGTTACCGGCAATCAAGTTTCCATTAAACTTAGCGTGCAGAATCGTAGAATTATCCCATTCGGATTTGATAATCTTGCTAAATTGGACAACATTCTTTGTAAACAAAAGGTCGTCATAGATACCGTTTTCAAGCTTTACTTCGGTATAATTGCATACCTTCGGCGGCATCGTAACCGTACTATCACAGTCACAGCAAAATGACATTCCCAGCAAATTCATTACCACACCACCTCACTCGACGGATTATCAATGTACTGCTCATCTTCGCTCAAATCATCCGGCGCAGAGTTCGTACTGTTCTGGATATGAATATCAAAAAGGCCACCCTGCCGCTTCAATGAAATTGTAAGATACCCTTCTTCATACACGATCTTATTGCTTTGTACGGTGTATTCAGCGTCCTTATCAATAAGGATGACATACGTGCTTGTATTCTCTTCACTGTCTAACTTGCGCTGACACATGTACAATTCAATACTTCCGTTTTCGCCTCGCAGCGTAACAATACGCCTATTAGGGTACATACGCATCATAACAAGCTCCATATCAAACTCACTCTGCAGTGTAAAGTTTTCATTGAAGATAATGTAATCACCATAATTAGCAAGCACAACACCAGTTCTATATTTGTTCTCTCCGGCTGCAACGTCCTGCTCCGTAAGATACTGCATAGGATCCGGTACGCCAAAGCCATCAATGGAAACGACATTACTCTTAACAACAATATCTCCATAGCGCTTTCTATTCACAGGCTCAACAGCAAGGTAGGTTACACTAACTACATAGTCTGCGTAAATATGGATAAAGCCTGTATCCAGCCGCATACCATTTTTTGTTACGCCAGTGGCACGCACATAATAGTCTGTATCATTGGAAAGATACGAAATAGCAAACGATTTCCCGAGTGAATAAAACACTTCGGATTTATCAATTACGACCTTTGCCGCACTGTACAAAAAATACTGATAACTATCCAGCTGCTCGTTTTCAGACTCCACAGATTTATACTCAATGCTCAAGGAAGTGGTCGAGTCACTGATGGTATTTTTGTCTTCAACACTCAGATTTTTGAATTTAAATGTCGGTGTAGTAATGCAGTAAAATTGATACTTGTCACTGAACTCACTGTACTCTCCACTGTTCGTATTTGTGTAAATACGGATCTCAATATTGTACGGAATTTCGCTATTCTTGATAGACCATGCGGGGAGCAAAAACTGCGGCTTCTGCGTGGTATAAGTACCGTTATAAACAACAGCGCCGGTCTCATTATTGTAGATTTTCGCGTTTACATTTATGATCTGTCCGCCGCTAAAACTGAATGTAAAAATATGTTCCTGTGTTGCATCAAATGCCGAGATGGCATACAATACCGGTTTAGACATCTTATAGACCACCTCTTTCTTATATTGCAATCATATATAGCTTGCTAAAATTGCCCTGTGGGGCCACAACAGCCACCTTCTGGTACACAGAAAATGCAAGTTTTGTTGATATCGTATATTCGCTGCCAAAGGCCGCTACGGTGTAATCATTGCCGTTTTTCGCGGTAATAACACCAATCGTACTCTTATCAAAAGATGCCGTTTCAAGCATTCTTTTAATAGATTTTGTAACACAGGAAGCAATCATATTTGCCAGTTCCTTGCTACTATCCATAATGAAAACCTCCCACAAACATAAAAGACCGCCCATTTCTGAGCGGTCTTCTAAAAAGTATTCAAAAGTCATTTGACGAACAATGTCGTAATGTGATAAATTTACGAAAAGTCAAGATTTGCAAGCGCAATAGCTACCGCGCTTACTTCTCCTGTTCCATACGAGATGTGCCGTATTTTATGTATGCCCATACGATCTTCCAGCACACAACGACCCACCAGATATCAATCACCAAATTCAAAACGGTTTTGGTAATTTCATTTTGGTTCATAAGCACACTAATAATGGCCGCAATAATAGCAATTATAATAACTCTAATTATGCGCCGCTTCATATCCTTATCCATTCAAATACCTCCTGTTAAAACAAAAACTCCGCCATTACGGCGGAGCCATATTCACTTATCGATATTATCACTTGTCGGCCGACCAGTCTTCTTGTATTTTAACTGGCCGTTCTCACTGTACACTTCTTCGCCAAGGCTATAATCTCCATCAAAAAATTTATCAACGTCCATTTCTAAAGCTCTAATAACACGACAAGCGATATTAAAAGAGGATCTGCGAATATCTCTCGCGCCAGATTCAAATTTACGGTATTGCTGTAAATCAATTCCTGCACGGTCGGCAACTTGCTGTTGTGTGAGTTCGAGGACAAGCCTTCTCTGATGCAAGGTAGATGCCGATGTCAGATTTACCAGTGAAAACCCATCTAAACTAATTTCTTCCATACTGTGTCGTCCTTTCGTAAAGTTCAGTTGAACTCATTTCAATACTTATTATAAGTTCAAATGAACCTCTTGTCAATAGAAAATTAACGAAAAGACAGCCTTTATTGATTTACGCATAGAAATATGCTATAATCACAATATCCAACTTATTCCTCTACATAGAAAGGATGTTTACTATGACAAAAGAAGAATTCTACGAAATTCTAAACAAAAACCGAATGGAATCACAGTTGAAAATTTCTGGCATGTTAGAAAGATTATCTCCCGAGGAGCGTTCCAACAACGGTATTGTTGCGTCAAGACTTGTCTCTTTCTCTATTGTAGAAGCACAAGATTCTTTAATAAAAGCACTTTGTTCTGCTGGTGTAATTAGGTTTGATGATTGATTGCCTTTTCAAAAGATTTTTGAAGATTTTCCTTTACTTCTTCGTACAAAGTCGTATTTTTATCACGTGCCTTGTCGAAAATTGTTGATACAACAGCAACTAATTCACTAGGTTCGGTATAAACTGTAATAGTCATTTTTTCAATTTTCCTCCAATAAAATTAACCCTGCCAAGTATCGCCACGCTCGGCAGGGTATTTTGTTTGTATTGGTCTTTTACATCCTCACGCCAATAGCCTGCATAAAGCTGGCCGGGAGATTCTGTGTAAGACCACGGGCAAGGTCGTCGCTGTTAGCAACGGGGTTAGAAATAACGATGTCGCCGGTAAAGCTGGGGGAGTATACGGTACTATTACCAGCATAAGCAACCTTGGTGTTATCCATACGGTTGAACTTGCTATACTGGCGCTCAAACCACTCGCTGGGGTTAGAACCCATGTCCCACAAGTTCTTGGAATACGATGCGGGAAGAACCTGATCGCCACGCTCCAAATAAGTGTAACGACCACTTGAGGGCTTACCGTCATGTACGACAATTTCAGGGCCAGACTCATCAACATGGTAATACCCAGATTTCCTGATATTTCGAGAACCGATAGCATTAGACCCTTCACCAGAAGCAGCGCTCTTTGCCTCGAGGTTCATTTTCTTAATGTTTTCAGTTGCTTTTTTGCAGGTATTCTCGATTTCCTTAGCTGCCTTTTGGATTTTCTGGACAAGCGTATCAAAACCTTCACCCATTCCATCTAGCGAACCGGTGACATTTTGTGCAAATAAATCTACAGTTTGGCTCATGGAGTCATATACGCCAGCAGTGCCTGTATTTGTATCTTGCACATCTTGCAAATGCTTTTGTAATGTGCTAAAAATATTTTCATAGTCGATGTTATAACCATCAACAAGCATTTGCAAGTTACTTAGGGATGCTGTGCGATACTCATCAGTGGCATTAGTTTCTTCGCCAAGCGCAATTACATATTGCGCAGACAAATCCGTCAAAGTGGCTTCGCCCTCTTCAATTTGCCCCTGCACACTTTTAAGCTCACACATAGCCTTAACACGCTCAGAATGAGTAATATTACCAGTTGTAATCTGCTCATTCAAATCTCTTTCACGTGCTTTCAGCGTTTCAATCTTGACGATCTGTTCTTTCATCTGTTCGGTAAGGCCAGACAGTTTTTCGGTAGCTTGGTAGGCAGCATTTGCTAAATTGCCGAAACCGCCACCTCCACCGCCACCGCCGCCTCCGCCACTTTCCGAAGACGATGTATCAATTCCAGAAATGGCATCCGTTAATCGTTGTACCTCGGCCTCAGCCGCAGCGATTTCCTTCATGTTCTGGATAACATTTTCTTTGAAGCCAACAAGGTTTTCACCCATAGCGTCCAAAGACATGCCCTCTGCGAGCGCAGTAGCATCAAGCATTGCCTGATATTCTTCCCAGCTCATGCCAATCAGATCGAGGACTTCCTGATATTTATCCTTCATCTCCTCAATCTTGTCGATCTGAGCATCTATGGAATCATCGTAGGCATCCTTCTGCTTTTCAATCGCGTCTATCGCCGCCTCGACTTCATCGTCATAAGCATCTTTCAGCTTCTCAATGGCTTCGATTTCCTTCTCTACGGCGTCGATTGCATCCTCACGCTTCCAAGTACGCTGCTGATCATCAAGATTATTCTGCGCATCAGAAACAGCGGAGTCATCAACCTTCCATTCAAAGCCAGTATCATGCTCATAAACACGTTTCGTGCGCTGAGTCCTTGCTTTTTCTAGCGCGTCTTGTAACTGAGCCAGTTTAATGGCGCGATCTTCCTCGTCATTGGCATCCTGCAGGGCCTTTTTCTTATCCTGTAAGGCTTCCTTCTGCTTGTCATAAACTTCATCTTGGAGCTTCTTTTCTTCCTCAAGCTGCTCTTTTTGTTTATCCCAAGCCTTATCGCGTTCCTTCTTGTCCTTTTCAAGCGCATCTTTACGCTTATCAAGAACCTTAATAACGGCGTCACCCTGTGCCTTCAGCGTTTTGGAGTAGTTCTCAAGAGATTTCTTTGTCTTTTCTGCTTCTTTTTTCTGCGCCTCAAGAGCTTTCTTATTTTCTTTCGCAGCCTTCGTAGCTCCCTTATTAGCAGAAGATGCTCCCTTAGTAGCACCGGCATAATTTGGCAAAGTCAAATTATTTAGAACATCAAGCGTCTTTTTCTGGTCCGCAAGTTTAGCTTTTGCATCCGTAATCGTCTGCGTAAGTTCTTTGTAATTGGTGTTATAAGCTTTTACTGCTTCGATTTGCTCGTCACTTAGACCAATAGATTTTCCATGGCCCATATTAACAGAAGAAGAAACAAAACTGATTCCACCAATGGCGGAATAAAGTGCGGTTATAATCTTGATCTCATGCTGATAAGTAGAAATACGATTTTCAGCTTCAGTAATTGCGGCCTCTGTAGCTTGAATTTCAGACTGGATGGTTGTAACCATCGCGCCTTTCATAGCCTCAAATTTATCGCTTAGCAGATCTTTGCTAATTGTGGTAACACCGTTCTCTGTTTCCATTTGACTAATCAAGTCAGGATACGCAGAGATCAGAGACTGGATGGAGTCACTAGAAAGCTTCTGACTTGTGTACATATCATTATACGCAGAAGTCAACGCTTTTGTTTTAGCATAAAGATCAGAAGAACTATCAGACAGTTTAGACATGAAATCAGCAAGTTCTTGCGTGGTATCAACGTCCCAAGAAGGTTCATCGCTATCAACATTTTGCTGTGCGTCATGTAATTCTTCAAGACGATTTATAAGCGTTTCAACGGAAATTCCGTATCGCTCAGCCAATTCAGCTGCGTATTCATAAGCTTCTGAGCCGCTTTCGACATCACCAGATGCGATTGCGTCGGCTAGTAATTTTGCTTTTTCATACCCATCCGCAACAGAATTATTGAACTCATTCACTGCTTGCGTGGTATATGGAATGCCGTTATCATAATAATCTATAAACGCAGCTACCGCGTTTCCCGCATCCGCTATCGCTTTAGAAGTATCTTTATAAGCCTGTGTACCGTCGTCTCCATTTTGAATCAGCTGATCAGAGAGTTCCGTAAGATCTCCACTATATTCTCTTATAGTGGCCATTGCGTCGTCGCGCATTTGCGTAGCGAGAGCGGTTTTATCAGAAATTACTTGTTCACTTGCACCTTCTTTTTGCAAAGACGCAGTTGTATCGTCAATTTGTTTCTGCCAATCCTTATAACTCTCAATCTTGCGCTGCACGGTTTCCGCAATATTTTCTCGCTCGCCTGTATCTACATTATATTCTCCGCCGTTAAATTGGTTATAGACGGCTTTATTAGCGTCCTTTGCCGCTTCCTCACGATTTTGTTTTGCTAGACGCAAATTGGTCATAAGCAATGACCGTTGGCTTTCAAGCAGTTCAAGCGATTCCGGATCCACAATTTTACCAGTATCAGAATCCTTACACTCACGCATTTTTTGATTTATATCGTCGAGCTTAGATTCCAGATCCGTTACCTTTTGTTTAGCGTCAGTAAATGCCTGCGCCGCTTCTGCGGTTTTATTTTTCAGATTCTCATAAGTAGGAATAGATTCCGCAATTTTCTTTACGAGAGCAGTTACAGCAGCAGTCAAAACGGCAACACCGATACCAAGAAGTACCTGTTTTCCAATCAGCATCGTAGCATTTAAAGCTTTCTGTGCAGCCGTTAATGTAACAGTGGCAGCGGTCTGTCCCTGTTTAGCGGCAGTGGCCTCGATGGCGGCAATTACTTCCATCTGTTCACTAGATGTAAGAGCCTTGAACGTACTTGAATTCATGACATTTGCTTCAGCCTGTTGGACAAGCTCCGCTCTATAATTACCGTTTGCATCAATCAAATCAGACTCTGTCATAATCTGACGCTGTTGCATTTCACTAAGGCTTGTAGTAGCCAATGTACGCTGAGCTAACTGTGAATTAAGACGCTCCCCAGTCTGCAAGTCTGCCGTAAAACTATCTACCTGTTGAATTTGCGCGCTTGTAAGTTTAACAAGGCTGCTTGCGGCAGACTTACTTTTTTCATCCAGATTTTGAAGTTGTACTGCATAATTTTGTATAGCAGCAGTATCGCCGTCGTTAATTTTTGCCTTTCCTTTAATATCGGATAACTCATAGTTCCTAATAATTTTCGGTACTTTAGCAAGTTCTGTTGCCGCTTTTATCGCAGAATTAACAGTCCCATCTAATGCGCTTTGTACATTCTTTATTGATTTATTGATTGTCAAATCGTATAATAGTGATAGCCATCCATTATTATATTTTTGGAGGAATGTATAATGGCAAAAAAGATGAGTGTTGCAGAAGTACGCACAGAATATAAGAGGAAACTGAGAAAAGCTTTTAAAGAATACCCTGTATTATATTATAAATACAAAGAATATTTAAAACGTGAACACAATGATTGGTTTTCAGCTGCGATAATTCTTTTCGATAAATACGAAGAAATGAAAGACCCTGTCGCATGGATGAAGCGCCAAGAAGAATATGCCGAACATGAAAAGCACAGCAAGCAGCTTCAAGCCGCCCACGCCGCCCGCGAAACTCAAGCCGAACTCCGTGAATGGCAACTTTCCCGCCGCGACAACGCCGTCCAGTGCCCCTATTGCAAGTCATGGGATACCGATCCTATATCTACAGCGTCAAGAGTGGCAAGTGTTGCGCTCGTTGGAGTTGCAAGTGGGAAGATAGGGAAGAACTACCACTGTAATAAATGCGGGGCGAACTTTTAAGGGATGTGTAAACTATGCCTACAATCAGTAAACCATTAGGTTCTTCACCAACGGAGATACTTCTCTCTGGCGCAATTTTAAACCCAGTAGAAAATGAAGAAGCACCCGTATCCATCACGATCGACACAGGATCGGATTGCTCTCATATAGATGAGTCTCTTGCTGAATTTTTACACTTACCAATAGATAAGCGAGAAATGCGCTACACAATCGTTGCAGGTAAAGAATATCCGTCTTATAAAACAATGGTTGATGTAAGACTTGAGTCTAAAATTGTACTTAGAAAATTAGAATTATGGACCCAACCAATGGGATACTTAGCAGATGACATTATTATTGGAATGACAACACTTCGTAACCTAGATTTTTCATTTCATCATAAAAATGGTCTTTGTTTGTTTGACATTTCAACCATTTCCGAAAACGAATAGTCTCGGGGTCGGACTCATACTCAGCCTTTAATTTCTTGCGAAGTTCTTTACTCTTTTCAAGATTTTCCGAATCCATCATACGACGACTACACATTTTTTTCAACATTATTCTCCTTCTTTATTATTTTTAAGAATTAGTATCGCAGCGCCACTTACAGGTTTACAGTCAAAAAATATTGATGTAAATATTACATCATGGCCTGCCACAGCAGAAACAGCCCAGCAGCCTGAAATAATATACCAATACCAACCATCCCAATAACAAGGAACGCCATGTGTCTTGTTTCATCAACCAGTTTATACAATTCTGACTTCTGAAGTTTGATTTTATTTTCCACCGTATCACCTCGTAATAAACGCACAATAGCAGAAAAAGAATATAGATTCTGCCATAAATACAATACCAAAAACACTCAACCTATTGATTATTTCTGTACAGTCCCATACTTTGAACCCAATACGCGAAATCTCATCAAGACTCGCGTAAAGTTCCATTTTATTATTTTCCACTATAATACTCCATAGCTTAAATTTCTCTCACCATTGGCAGCGGGCGAGAACACGCCTATAATTTTTGCCCTTATAAAACATCAGTTTCACAAAGGTCGATTTGGAATACCCCTTCACGATCCTTAGACCGTGCCGACATTATACTCTCTGAACCTTCTCCTGTAAGGAGCTTGGCTGCGGATTTGGCTTACACACATTCCCGGGCAAGAACTATCTAAACTTGCCGTCCATTAAGGACCATGTTCGTCGGTTTTACTAAATACCCTCTTACAAGCTGTCAAGCAGCCTGCTCGTTCCATGTCACCATCAGGGTATTGGTGGGCACATTATCAATAGAACCCGTCAGTTTGGGTCCACCCACCGCAAAAGCGCTGGAAAGCACACCAGCAAGTGCAGGCAGTACGCCTGTCAAATTTACAACATCATCCGTGAGATCAATAACTGCAGTTCCGATATCGACAATACCTTTAACAAGGTCACTGTCAAGTAAATCACCTGACAACTTCTGGAACGCAGAAGACATCTGGCTCATCTTACCCTGAATACTATCAAGGTAAGTCTCATTTTCGCGCATGGCCGATCCTGCTGCGTTTTCAGTTTGCGCAAGCGTATCCTCGGCGATCTTGAACTGTTGGATAAGCGCCTGAATAGCATTGGCATTACGCTTACCGCCAAGCAGATTCAACAGAGCGGCCTGATCCTTATCCGTCAACTGGTCATACACGCGGGAAATCTCCTGCATGATGTCGTAAACATCTTTGTAAGTGTCCTTATCGAGCTGGATGTCCACTTGCCCCTTGGTCAAACCAAGGATGGAATCACGAAGCTTCGACATAGAGCTTGCGCAATATGTAGCATCTTCGCCGCTATCTTCCAATTCAGTCTTTGTCGCACGCAGATACATCGATAAAGTTTTCAGGGCCGTACCAGTCGTGGCACTATCCTGAAGCACAGAGTTCATCGCCGTACCAAGCGCAACCGTCTTTTCAAAAGAGGTATTCGCAGCATCCAGCGCCGCAGAAGACCGCTTCATGATTTCGGAAAGGTCCTGCGCACTGACAGGCTCTGTATTGGCGACCTGATTGATAATATCAACTACGCGCTCAGCGTCGCTTGCAGCAAGGTCAAAGCCTTTCAAAGTAGAAATCAGATATTCAGAAGCTTGGGAAGCAGACTCGATTCCATCACCAACGTTTGCATACAAGCTGCTAACTCTAGCAAGCTCCTCGGCATCAGGAAGGTTATAACCAAGTCGTGCCCAATCCGCCGTGGTCTGGATGTAATCAGAGATACTGGCACCGAGTTCACGGGACTGCTGTGCCGCACGCTTCGTAAAGTTCGCATAAGACGCATCCGTCTCATCCGTAACCTTTTTCAGCTCGGTCATCGCTGTATCAACTTCGACAACACTCTGGTAGACCTGCTGCATGCCTTGCTGTACAAGGTGCAAGCCTGCCATAACAGCCGCAGTCTGGAAGTGTTCCTTCCACAGGCGCGTAAACTTCTGACCAAGTGTTTCCGTAGTAAGGCCAAGTGCTTCAGCCTGTGCCTTAACATGTGCCATAGCTGCCTGATTTTCTTCCAGTGTACCGGAGTAGTTCTTGACAGCAGTATCAAGGTCTCGGATTTGTTTCCACAGATCACCGTTTGACGAAAGGTTCGGATTTTTCTTGATGTAGCTATCCAACTCGGCAGAAATGTTATCAAAGCCCTTTTTATTATTCAGCCGATTATTATAGCGCTGGCCTTCAGCCGTCGCCGCCGCAATCGCCGTGCCAAGCTCTTTATAGCATTGGGTTACTTCCTTCAGATAGGTGGCTTCACTACCATTATTCACAGCATTGTTTACGGCGGTCTCTAATGCTTGGTATTTAGCAGTGACATCGGTCATGGAAATACCGAACTTACCATAATTCTCGGTCAGCTTTCGGATCTGTATATCAGCCTGATTTGTGTAATTCTGCATCGAAGCGCGGGCCATATCATTCGCTTGTACTGCATCTTCCACCGCCGATGCCAACTTATTATAAGACTGCGTATTCTTAGCATTGGCCGCGTTCAGTGCGTTCGCAATCGTTACATTAGCACTGGCCTTTTCACCATATTTGGTTTCATAATCAGCCATAGCTTGCGCCATGGCAAGTCGTTTCTCTGCTTGTTCTGTGTCATAGCCATAGACATCTTTATCATTACCGGTTCGCTGCGCGTCATAAAGTTTTTTCGTAGCATCCGCGTAAGCGTTAATGGAGTCAACTACGGACTGAATATCTGCAGCTTGCTCTTTTATGGCGCTATTATTCAGTGCTTTATTGGCATTGTTTTGAGCAACCGTTACCTTTTCAGCGCCAGAGGCAAGCGCTTCCATATACCGCTTATCATCTGTAAGATTTACACCAAAAGCACGCGCACTATCTATTGCGTTACTAAGCTCTTGATTTGCACGCTTAACGGATTTGTCAATTTCATCAGCATTACCAGTACGACCGGCCTTTATCTCGTTATAATACTGGACTTGCAGACTATTTCTTTTTTCAAGCGCAGTAATAACTTGGTCAACAGCGGCTCTTTCGCTTGCAACATCATCCTTCGCCGACTTTGTTATATCCATTTTCGCGGAGGCAGCGGCGGCATCCTTTAGTTTCGCTGTTTGTAATTCTTTAGCTTCTGTTATTTCTTTTGTCAGTTGTAGATATTTTCTATCATTAACAAGAAGTTCATCGAATGCTCCTATGTCAACTTTATCAACACTATCGAAAACAGCTTTTTGCTGTGATTGTATTTCATCGAGACGTTTCTGCCAAACGCTTAACTCATTCAATTTATTCTCGTTGCCGCTTACTTTACCAATTTGCTCAGTAATATACTTTTCCTGTGAAAGCAAGTTATTAAGTTCGCGTACCTTACCCTTTAATTCATCTTCTTTAGAAAGAATACTATCTAAACTCTGGGTGGCGGACTTAAATGCGTTCTTCCCAACATCACCGATATCAACCGCATTTTTCAAGTTCTTTTTAATGCTGTTCGCGGCATCCTTGCCAAACGCTTCGCGCAAACTGCTTTCCAGCGACTTCTTATCAACTTTCAGCGCGACCTTAATAGGATTATCGTCTGCATACTTTTGTACTTTGCCAAACTGTGTTTTCAGTGCGTCCTGTGTCGCATCCAGATTAACTTTAACTTTAACGGCTAATTCATTCGCCATATAACCATCACACTCCTTAAAAATTTAATGACGAAATAGCCTATATGGCCTTAATAGTTTTTATTTATTTAATGATCATGACTCGCGCTACCGTCTTAGTCATCGCGGACGTCCTTTCGTTCATTGTCTAATGGCTGCGAATCATCGCATATTTTATGCGGTGAGCATCGGACAAGCGGCGCTGGATCTGGTACATCCAGCGCCGCTTGGTTTTTAATCGTTTGACTTTTTAAGAAATGCGATAATATAAAGAACGAAGGCTGTGATAGACAGCACATCGGAAATTCCAAGTAAAATCTTTCTTGTAGTGTACTTTTTCATAAAATTCCTCCAAAACGACGCATTTATTCAACGTACCTACGTCATCCAAAAATCAATAAAAGCCGCCTTTTACAGCGCTTCTATAAAAATAATGACCTGCCGTGGCAAAACCGTGGCAGGTCATTTATGTATTTCAATCATTTACGCAATTCCCAAGTCAACATCTCTTCGTACTTTTGTTTCACATTATGGTTTCCGCCAATGGCAGAATACCTATCAAACAAGTCAATGAGACTTTCTTTATCGCGTATCGTAAGAGTTCTCGACTCATAATTTTTGTCGTAAATATGATTTATCGTATTACGAAGCTGTACAATATCAGTCTCCGTCTGCGACTTGAAATTTTCAGTGACCTCGTGTTTCCACTCTCTGTCATTGCGAATATGCTCTTCCATAAGGTTTTCCAGCTTATCAAGCGCACGCTGTACATCCTTAATATTCTTTTCCAAGTCTTCACTGTGCGAAATCTTCTGCACTTTGCCAATCGCCCATTGACGGATCGGCTTAACAAAGAGCATCACACAGGCACAAATTGCTGTAATAGCTCCGGCAACCGCACCGGCTGTCTTCACTATTTCGACCATGTCCTCGATTTTCATCACCCCTAACTTTATATTATAGAGCAGGGGAGACCCTGCAAAATTGTTATGGTATTCCTACACCATGGAGGGCGAGGCTAAAATTACAGTCGGGCGTATCCCTCTTCCGCCGCCATAACCGGTGTCCCAACGATAGCTCTCATATCAATAGCCTGATGCAAGCTGCCATCGTTGTAGTACCAGCCTTGCGTAAGAATATGCTGTGCCAAAGGCCACCCAAGGCACACTTCTCCATTTTTTAGCCTCATAAACATCCCTCCTAAATTATTACATCATTCCAGATAATACCAACTACACGGATTTGTCCATTCCCAATATCCCCATTGTTTAATTGCTGTACCAGCACTACGGTATGTTCCATTCACGATTAAATCTCGCGCAGTTCTTATATAAAAATAACCTGTTGATTGGTTATACTCTATATGCATTCCATTGATGTCTTTTCCGCCATTCATCCAGTAAGTATGATGTGTACTTTCTGTCTTTATAATTTTATTTTTGCAATCAACAGTCGTGAGCCATAAATATGATTGATCTCCAGGGGATTGTGTTGTTATAGTTCCACCCTTGAGATTTTAAAAAACATCCAAAGACCCAGTAACAAGTTTTCCTTCGCCATTATAGGCGGTTTTCCCAGACCTAATATCACCAGCAACGGCAGTTGTAGCGTCTAATACTGCACCACCGGGACTCATCAAACTCAACCCCATCTTACAGCACCACGCTTTCAAAACGAGATGCTTTAGAGATACTATGTACTACACAGTACCCCCCCCCGGACAAAATTCATATAGTTCATAATAATCTCCTTTGTTTTACGAACATTTACTGTTCTGATTGTTCACTCCCATGTCTGCCCATCTAATGGCACAGCGACAAAATAGAGCGCTACATGCACTGATCTATCCAAGTACACCTTGCCTATAGTGTCACCAGCAGCCTTTTTACCAAGGGCAAGGTACTGACTTCCGCTTACTTGTGGTGTACCACTTATGATTTTCATCGGTTTTTGTGCAACGACAAGCTGCCCATTGCCTCTTGGATCGTCTGGGCAAGAAACCAGATCGCGGTCGTATTCCGGTTGCGTCACAACCGTACCGTCACGCTTTACCCAAGCCGATACGTTTGTGTAATAGTGGCCATCCCACTTCCCATGGTAGATAAGACACTCTTGCGCGTAATTGCCTGCTCCCATCAAACTAAGTGCCACTTCAATGCACCTCGCTTTCGCAAGATGCACAAGAGGTACTATTTAGTACCCCCCCCAGACTAATCAAATGTAACATCATAAATACCTCTTTCTAAACCTTCTAACAATAATTCAAAACCATCACAATCTAGGCGGCATATAATCGTATCAGTTCATTAGTTGGCTCGTTCATTGAAAAAATACGAAAAATAAGTTACACCAGATGTTCCGCCCTGTGTTATTATAGTGTCGCCTTTTCGCACTGCATACAGTTGGGACATGTAATAAGTCCAATTTCGTTTACCGGTGTAACCCTGATCTATCACAGTGTCGTTAATTTTGATTCTGTGAAATATTTCAGTTTCAGTAGCATTGCTTGAAGCTGCAAATTGAAAAAAGCCATCTTCATCCATTACAAATGTTCCTTCGCTACCAAGCTGTTTCATACTTTTGTAATCAGGGCAACCGAAACACATTGGCTCACATGCACTCATCAAACTCAATGCCATATCAATACACCCCACTTTCATGAAGTGTATTAAGGGTATCGTTTAGATACCCCCCCCCGCATAATTTCTCTAATCATAAATCAGCTCTCCTATTTATTCATCACAAATCCAAGTGATCGTATATCTGATAATTTGACCTTGGTTTGTAAAAGTAGCATGAAACAGATCCCCGGCTTTCAGATGTAATGTCTGGTTGTAATTTCTGACATCGTTAGGCCCTGTGGATGCAACAATTTCAGTGTCATTTAATTTCAAATAAGCATTCCCGCTGATGCAGCTTTTTGCATAAGCTGATACAACACATTTCATGTTTTTAATAACACGAATTCCATTTTCTTTTGTATTGATTTCTTGCGGTTCCTCAAAATACCTGTCATCCATGCGTTTAAATGCGTTTTCGTTCCAAGGGCTTGGCCAGTTAGTAATCAGGTTGGCGCAACAAACCATAGCGTTTGTCAAGCCATCCCCCCCCCGGACGACATTAAGCTAAGTGCCATAATTAAATCTCCTTACAAGGCTTAAAGCGTATCACTTTATGCCATAAATTTTCATTGGTGTACAGTACAAATTATTTTCCGTGGTAGTGCCATTCGCATACCCGGCGAAATATTTTCCGGCACCAAATGTCAACCTATCGCCGTTAAACGACACAGCACGTAGACCTGTGCAAGGCCCATTGCAAAAGACCATGCTCATGGTTTTATCAAGCAGATTTGCCGTCAACATATTATTTCCTGCATAATACGAAGTGTAGATGACCACGAACCTATAGCTATCCAAACCATCAATGGTTAATGTCTGCGGTGCGAACCCTTGCGATTGATTGGTATGCTGCCAAAGCAATACAAGTTCATCCACACCACTTGCACTCATCAAATTAAGCGGCATCTTAATACACCACACTTTCTAAGTGAAGCGCATCAGAGGTATCTAAATGATACCCCCCCCGCATAAACATAATCATAAGCATAAATGCCTCCAGTTTTTAAATTTCCATCACAAGCCAAGCAATTTTTACCTGATGTGTCGCACCGTCTTTTGTGACACAGCGAATTGTAAAGCCGGTATTCCCCTTAGAGTCATTTTCGACTTCGCATAAATCCCAGCCACTAAACCCTTGTCTTGTCAATATGACAATATAATTCTCAAGTTTACACGGCAGTGGGACATTGTATGAAACACCTGCGCTGTTTGCAGTGAAGGTGACTATACCACCAAAAATATTCAAGCTACTGCTGCCGCCACCACTCATCAAACTAGCACCCATAATTACACCTCATAATCATGACCGGTGATCTCCTTAAACTCTTCTTTGGTGATAACGCCTTTCTTCACGGCGTTCTTCACCATTGTTTCGTTCCACAGTTTGGGATACCAGCGCTTAATTTTCTCAAACATAGTTTCACCTCGTTATCATTAAGGCATCACGCAATGCGCCGCCAACGGTACACGGTACGGTAGGGCTGCATGTTGTTATGTGGCTGGTTGCCGTTTGCAATCGTAATCTTACCAACCTCGGCAATATATGTGCTAGTTGGCACTTCATAAATAGGACTACCAAACCCACCAAATCTATTCACATCTTTCATAACATTTCTTTCAGACTGTATTGGGCTTGGAAGCTCCGTGGATATTAGTGTATGTTTTTCCTCGCCGCCCTCGCTGCCAACAGCATGTCCGCTATTCACGCCAATCGTCACACGTCCAGCACCATACGCTTCCCACGTACCATAACCAAAATAATCATGTACCTTTGCAGCCGTACTTAAGTCCGGCGCATTCGTAATTCCTGTCGGGTCAAATTCAAAAATGTAGCCAAGGGGGAATTCTATACCCCCCCCCGCGCACATAAGACTCAAACTCATATCAATTCTCCTCCATCAATGTATCTGTCATCATAGCGGTATAGGTTGCCTGTGCATCAATGGCGTCAATTCTGGCAATCTTCTCGGCCTGTTCTTTCTCAGCTTGTGCTTTGGCCTGTGCTTCGGCCTGTGCCTTTTTCTCTGCCTCTTGCCGTGCCTTCTCTGCATCAGCTTTCGCTTTTTCCTCTGCAGCCTTTTCAGCAAGCTCTTCAGCCGTAAACAGCACATACTTCTGCACGGTCTCATATTCGTCCCATGCATCACTGGCAGGTGTGTCTGTAATAGCGATGCGCAGCCCTTCGGGGCACTCTTCTGTGATCGTACTCTTCATCACTTCGTAGTGCCACACTTCCTCGACTGCATCATGATGTGCAACAAATCTCTGTGCAAGCTCAAGCTTTCCGGCATTAAGATCCGGATCCATAAGCTCATTTTTGAGCGTTTCGTCATAAATTTTCACTATCCACACCTCTTACTTTCTACCGTAAAAATACAAAACAACATCACATACCGGGCGCTTCTCAATAATTAAAGAAATCTTATTGGTATCATTGATGCTAATGTTGCCACAGTTGATCATACTAAGTTCACCAGTAAGAATCTTGTTGTCAGCGATAGATGTAGCACGCTCCATCATAGGCGGGCTAAGCTTCATGTCAGTTGTCAGATCGGGGATGCCGGAAATAGCCGTGGTCGGCTTTGTGACATTCACAATCACATTCCAGTTCGACTTGTCCGATGCCTCACCCCACGCATCGCGGCTAATTGCGCATTTATACAGGTACTGCATACCCTTCGTCACGACCGCATTCTGCACCGGGTTCGTGCTTGTCACACTCAAAGACCCATCCACAACAGTCTTGTTTGCCCCACTTGCAATGCCGTCCAGCTTTTTCTTATCGCTAGAACTCATTAAGCCGGAAGAACTTGTCGTAGCATTGCCATAAGTCGTGTTCGTTGTCGGCGGCGTATACCCAAGCGCACTCGTCACGTTGGCTTTTGTCAAACTAAGCACACCGCCAGTATTCGTGATATTGCTGCCAGTCTTAACGCCACCAAGCACCGTGGCACTGGCCGTAGGCAGCGAGTAAGTAAAGTTGTTTGCGCCGTTTGCAATACCATCAAGCTTTTTCTTATCAGCCGCACTCATCAAGCCATTCGCGCTCTGTGATGCTATGCCGTAAGTCGTGTTGGTATCAGGCGGGGTCTGCCATGTACCGTCACCGCGCAGGTACTGTCCTTGTTGACCCTTTGCAGGTGCGGGGACATAACCGGCAGAACCAGCCGCATCAGCCGTGGCCTTTCCAAACGCACTATGGCTGTGATTGGTATTTGCTTTGCCGCCAAGCTTAGAATTTATCTCCGATTCCGTATAGTACCTATCATCATGCGTATGACTCTTCGGCGCAAACATGCCCTTCAGTTTCCCAACAAAATACGTCAGCCCCTTATCATCCAATAAAGCCATATCCCTACCTCCTTAAAGGTCAAGATCAGCTCGCAAGGATGGTATCAATCTGGGTGTTGGTAATAGCTTCAATAACTGTCTTGGTATCACCAATCTTCTCCAAAGCGCCGCTGATCAGCATATATTCGTCGTACAGGTTACTGCCGTCCGGCGTAGCCTTCTTGATCATATAAATCACATTGTCCTTTGCATCCTTAACAGCAGGCAGCGTCTCCACGATGCTCTTACTGATGTGTCCTGCCGCAGAGATCTGCTGGCCGACATAGGTCATAGTGGCATAGGAGCTGGCTGCACCAAAGCCATCCAGCTTCTTCTTATCCGCTGCACTCATCAGACCGTTTGCACTCTGCGTAACCGCACCGTAGGTCGTATCCTGCGCAGGGATGCCCAGCCCGGTAATGTCCGCCTTCGCCACAGCAGTAGCCGCCGAAACGTGACCGCTGGCATCAACCGTAACCTTATACAGTCCGGCACTCTTGGCCGTGTAGCTAGGGTGAACATACTTGTTAGCACCAGCCGCAATGCCGTCCAGTTTCGTCTTGTCCGCCGCGGTCATCAGACCGTGCGCAGACTGCGTGGCATCGCTATAGGTCGTATTCGTTGGCGTGCCCCAAGTACCATCGCCCTTCAGGTACTGGCCTGCATTGGCAGTTTTCGGCGCAGGGACAAGACCATTACCGCCATCGGCAGAAGTAGTCGCACCCTTAAAAACACCGTAGGTCGTGTTCTTGTCATCAACCCACTGTGCTGTACCGTCACTAGCCCAGCCAAGGATCTTGCCCGCGGCACCGCCCGCAGGGATATGTTTGTTACCACTT